CCCCCCCCCCGCAACTGAGATGTCTTGGCATGGAAATCCGCCAGATACAACGTCAACAATTCCTTGCCAAGGTCTTCCGTCAAAGGTTTGTACGTCATCCCAAATCGGGAAAGGCGGAAGAATTTTGTCATTTTGTCGGGCGCACAATACGCTTGCTGGGTATTGTTCCCACTCAACGGCGCAGACGGTTCGCCATCCAAGCAAATGTCCTCCGAGTATTCCTCCACCAGCGCCTGCGAAAAGAGCCAACTCATTTAAATTCTCCATTATCCAATTACCTTCGCACCAAATATCTCAAAAGTGTCGTTTACAAACTTATCACCAGTAGCACACGCCTTGTGATTGGCCACAATCTCGCTTGAAAGAAACCCAACTTGGCTGTTTTCAATGTCACCTTCGGGTGTAATCCAAATGATTGCTTTGTCCTGAACCTTATGTTGCCAAGGCACTAAGTCGGGGTGCAAAACGTGCGCCGAGCAACCGTTTAACTGTTCGTCAAAACTCAACGGCACGTCGTATTGCTCACAATGCCAAGTGCCATCTTCTCGAGCGGTACTAGCGGTACAAGTGCGGCAGTTCACTTCTTTAGTCAGTTGTGTCTTGTGGCAAAACTCGTGCGCCGCGCAGAACCGGCACTCAAACCAAGTCGAGTCGGTGCTAATGGGTGGCGGCATACGGTCGGTTTTGACCAAGCGATGGCCACGGTCAACAGCCTTCTGTGCCACGGCCTTGTCTAGCTTGACTCGCTCGGTGTAGATACGATCATCATCTTTGCAAATAGCGTAGTACAGAGCGCGGTCAAGCTTGAGCCCCATCATGTACGCTTGCATTTGCACAAAGTGTTGAGGTTTTGACTTCTCAACCCCGCTCTTCTCAAGATCATCAAACGACTTCTTACCGTGGGTCTTGATCTCCAAGACATGGCGCGTTTTGGGCGCTTCAGGCACCCCTGACTCAATGACTCCGTCTACGCTGCCACCAACGTGGCAACCAAAGTCCACCCTGCTTTGGTTTTCACCCGTGCGTTGTACGTCCATGCCGATTGCGCGCAGGTCGGACACAACCTGTGCCTCTTCGTCTTGACCACGCCTAAACAGACGCAGGATGCGCCCAGGGAATCTTTCGACCACAGCCATGCGAAACGATAGCCATAGCCATCTGTCGCAGACATGGCCAAGGACGCTAGCCCCCATGTGGGGTCGTGGCTCACTCTGAATTGACTCATGGTGCTTGTCAATTAGGGCTGAAATGGTATACTCTGACTCTGGTATCTTCATGGTACCTCTCCTTAGTTTTGTGCCCCCAACCGCAAGGTCAGGGGCATTTTTTTTACTCTTTTGGCAACTGCGGCAACGCTTGCGCGCGAATCTTAGCAATCAGGCCTTCGACCTGTTCGTAAGGTTGACGGCCCAACATTGCCATAATTGCGTTAACTTCTGCTACGGTTAGATTTAAATCAATCACGTTTACTACTCCTTATTTTTTAACCCAAGGTGGTGCTGCTTTGGTGCTTGCTGCTGCTACTGGTGCGGCTTTGGGTGGCGCCGAACCATTTGATTTAAATCCTTTCACGTCGTTCGATGCGCCGTACTGCTCGCTCTCGCGCACGTCAAGCTTGATCTGCAATTGACCGCCAATTAGCTGATCCGTATCTTGAACCGTGGCTAACCCAATGGCGCGCATAATCTCGCCTAACTGCTCGCGTCCAATCTTTTCAGCCGTAGGGTTAGGGTTCTTAATGTTGAGATTGCCAAAGATAACCCTGCCTTGATGCGTGGGGCCGGTGATGTCGTACCTGACGGCGATGTACTTGCCTGTGCCAGCCTTAGTAACTTTGACTTCTGCACCGTTGACCACCGCGGTGTACCAACCGGCGGGCAAAGGTTCAAAATTACGATCGGATACGGGGAGCGAATCAACGCTGAAAGTTTCGTCTAGTTGTGCCATGATGTTTATTCCTTAGTGATTGTGAAAGAGGGGCGATTGTTACTGGTCGTTATTGCTTCAAGAAGTGGTGCGGTAATGCGGGTGTCTGCTGATTTCCATGCCGAGGCATTGATCTCAGGTTTCCACCTGAATAAAGAAGATAAGTGTTCAGTCAAGCCATACTCAGCGGCTAAGTCTTGCAGTTTGTCAGCGTTCACCTTGCGGTCAAGGCGACCAACAATCTTGATCTTGTAGCCCTCGTCCTGAACATTTTGAGTGCCGTCAAGGTTTTTGGAGATGTTCAAGGCTTTGACTAATTGGTCTTCAATCGTGCGGCGATCATCCATCGCTGCTTTTTCTGCTGCTTTGGCGTCAAGCCATTGTTGGTAGAGTCTCACAATCAACCCCCAATCTTAGAAATGATGGCACCCAAGTCCGGCGCTTCCCAAGTGTCAAGCTTGCCGCTACGATCTTTGGCTTGCCAAATCCCATCCGAATCACACATCAACGCACGTTGTGCCACGCCCTCAGCATCTTTCTCAACGCGTAGTGCCAACACTTCGTCAAAAAAGTACGGCAGCGCCTGACCAGTTTTGTTGCCTGGCATGGACGGCGCGTAGAGAATGCGCCCCGACTCATCAGCAGTCTTCTCACACTTCGCCGTGAAATATATATGCTTGCCAGGTATATCGCGAAACGCGCGAATAATGTCATACATTTGCTCTTGCATGGCACCATAAGCTTGGCGAGGATCCTTTGCAATCTTCTTCTCATGGTTTAACACCACCTCGGCAATCTCTGAGATTGAATCAAGTGCGATCGACTCAAACTGTTTTGCTTCGTCTGATTCAATCAACCAACGATACGCTTCCATCAACGTGTCGTAAGATGACACCTCTACAAAAGGCAAATCTGCATCAACAATCGACAACAATCCACCTTCAGCCGATAACACAACAGGATTAGGTAAAGTAGGTATAAGCGAGGTCTTACCTGCACCTGCTTGTGCGTAAACTAAAAGCTTCACACCATTAGCGTGTAAACCTTTGGTACTGCGTAGATTGATAGCCATGTGGCTCTCCTAAGTTGATCGCTTGTCGGGGCTCCGTTTAGCGATTGATTGAATTATTGCACGATCAATGTTATTGTGTCAACAAGATAATTCAATTTAATTTAAAAAGGTGCAAAAATGTTGACGATTGAACAGATTCGGGAGTTGATGCACGACAGGTCGGTGCCTATTGTTGCGGAGTTGGCGGGGGTGCATTACAACACCTTGCTGAACATCAAAAACGGTGCAAACAAGAATCCTTCCTATGAAGTGATTAAAAAGTTGTCTGAGTATTTTGATCCCAAACCATGAGCCTCCCCATGACAACAACAACAAAGTTAGAGGCCGCACTCACTTATGCATCATGGGGCTGGCACGTCTTACCGTTGATCCCAAACGATAAGCGCCCAGCCTCAGCGCATGGGGTGCATGATGCAAGCATTGATCCGGAGCAAATCAAAGCTTGGTGGGCGCAGAACCCTAGTTTTAATATCGGTATTGCCGCGGGTGAAAAGAGCGGTATTGTGGTGTTTGACATCGACCCACGCAATGGCGGGACTGATTCTTGGGATGATTTCACGGCAGAGCATGGCGGGGTGCCTGACGGCATATGCCAACTGACCGCGGGAGGCGGGCAACATTACATTGCACAGTTGCGCGAGGGTTTAAAAAGTTGTGAGTTGCGCCCTGGCGTGGATTTCTTGGCAAATGGTCGGTACTTTGTTATTACCCCATCGATTGTGAACGACCGTGAGTACACATGGGAGGCGTCCGGCGATCCGATAGACGGTATTAGCCCCTTTGTCATACCTGAGTCGTGGTTATCTGCTATGGCGGTGCGAAAAGTCATTGTGACCGCCACCGATGGTGCGCTGATCACCGGCAACCGTAATGCCGGCTTAGCCTCACTTGCCGGTTCTATGCGTCGTAATGGCTTCTCGAGCAGCGAGATATTTGCAGCCATAAGTGCCGCGAATTCTGAGCGGTGCGATATCCCGCTTCCCGCGTCCGATGTTAAGCGTATTGCCGAGAGTATTGCCCGTTACGCCCCCGAGCATGATATAGGCGCCTCCGCAGCACTTGGGGATGCAGCCGCCGAATTAATATTAAGCGATCAACCTAAACACCCATTGGCGGTATTTGTTGACTATGACATGGGGCATATTCCCGCACAAGAGTATGTGCTTGACGGTTTGATTCAGTCTGGCGTGGTGTTGATTGCAGGATCGGCAGGGGCAGGCAAGACCACCCAGTTGGTGCCAATTGCCACCCGTGTCGCACACCTTTGCGAACCTGACGATGCACTCAAACCTTTATTGCGCCGCAAGATTATATGGGTATCAGAGGATCCCCGCCAAGTGATGCGTATTTTGCGCTCAATGCGCGAGTCAGGGCACTTAGGTGGCAAGCCTGACGCTGAAGTGTCAGAATGGTTCAAGATCGTATCCGCTGCGCGCCTAGCCCCTCAAATAGTCGCCCAAGTCGCGCCTGTATATGAAGCAATGGCAGTCAACAACATAAGCGAAGACGGCGTAGTGTATGAAACTAACCCCTTGGTTGTGTTTGATACCACCAATGCAAGCTTTGACCTTGAGAATGAAAGCGATAACAGTGAGGTCGGGCGTGCTATGGCCACACTCAAGGTTCGATTTCATAGTATGCCATTGTGGTTAGTGGCGCACCTTGCCAAAGCACTCAAGCGTGCTGACGTAGCCGATTTCAGCGCCCGTGGCGCAGGTGCCTGGGAAGCTGACGCTAACCAAGTTTTATACATTATTAAAGAAGATGATGGTAAGCGCTGGCTTGAGATTGAATCAGCCAAGCATAGGTTTATGGCGCGCGCTGACGGGATTCTGTTTGGTGCGGCATACAACACCATTAACACCCACGATATGCTTGGCAACCCTGTACGCGAGAAATTAATACACGGTATCCCTGAGATTGTTGAGGCTGGTGGCAAGAGTGAGATAGCAAAGGTCAAGGAAAAGAACCGAAAGGATGCCGATCTAGCAGCCCGACAATTATTGTTAAAACAAAAGGAGGAGGCGGTTATATCGGCGCTGAATTTACTTAATAAAACTGAATACCGCACTAAAACTGAACTCGCCGAGCGTATCGGTGGCAACAAAAATCAAGCCCTTGAAGTGATCGATGCGATGGTTGCGCGTGGCATGATTAACGCCATTTATACGCCATTTGAAGCCCCAATTGAGAAGCGCCTAGGGCGACATGAGGTAGGGTATGTCATGCCGAAATCGTACAAAAAAGAGTCGGATGGGGAGTAATAATATTTGTACCGTTAATGTACCGCTAATTGTGGGTTATTGGGGTTAACCCTTAAAATATGATCAAAAAGTGAGCAAAATTAGCAGTACTGCGGTACTGGTACTCCTTAAGGATACATACCCTGTACCGCTAACCTTGGGGGGTTAGCAGTACATATACAGATTTCACTTGTACCGCTATGTACCGCTGTGTACCGCTGTACCGCTAATCTAGAGTTTTAGGCTCGTTTGGGGTGATATCGGTTACATCGATTAACCTTGCCTCGGCCTGCTCCAAAGCTTGCACAATGGATATTTGTGTGTGTGTAACACTCACATCGATTTTGTCGCCCCATTGTTTGGGACGAAGCTTTGCAGCCGTCCACTTGCGAGTTTCAATCTTAATTTTTAATTGATTGATCCATGCGCTGAGATATGGCCCGTCTAACCCTTCCGGTATCGGTTCATCCGATATGTCGATTAAGGTCTCTGCAAGGTAGTCAGCACGGATCTCGATTGCTTCGTCATACTGGCGCCTAACATCAGGTCTCGCACGCATATGGCGCTGTACCGCGTCGTATGTTGGGTAACCTGGCTTTTTAATCGCAGAGATCAAGCTTGACCCGTTTCCGATCTCTTTTAACACTACAGGCCAGATTGATGCCCAGTCATAGACTGGTTGAAATAACCCCCAGTCATCTCGCTTATCTAAAACAGCAAGCTTTGCGTCTTGTGGTGAAATAGGGGTTTGTGGTGATAATTGTGTTGAATTGTGCTCGATTGTCATAATCGCATCTCTAAAGTAAGATTACAGCGAGTTTAAATCAATACGTTAGTCAGAGTACAGGGCACAATAAAAAAAGCGCCCTAAGGCGCTTTAAATCGATTGTAGGGGTATGTTTTAGGTCATAGGTCGAATACTAGTATTAGCAGTATGACTAATGCCGCGGCAACGAGTGAAATGGTCATTACATAAACCTTGTGTTTGGATTTTCAAGTAAAACATCACGGATCATTTCACGATCAACACTATCAAAATGTTGAAGCTTTAAAACAATGGCCAATTTCCCTATTTTTGCTCTTGTGACGCCTGTAATAGGGTACAGACCTTTCGGCCCATAAAAATTTATGACATAAGAAGTGAATGATTGAATGTTGGTCATAGTTGAGCCTAGAGATAGAGTGAAAGTAAAAAAGCGCAGCACATGAGTAACGCTGCGATTGCTGCGTGGATCTTTTCTAACATGGTTAATCCTTTGGATAATAGCCACTTGCGTGGCCGTGGGGGTTATGCTGCAAGCTTGATGGGGATAATTTTGCGGATGGTATCGACTACAAAGGGGCCTGTATCCTTTTTGGCTTGGCCTTTGGCATACAAAGCCACAATGCGGTTTTTGGGCTCAACATGGCGGATGTCGCTATTGTCGCCAGGTATAACGCGCAAACCCAAAAAGCTTTTGGGGATATCGGCCACGGTTCTAAACACTACAGCAATTCGCATTTTTGCAGCAATGGCTTGCTGTACATACTTTTGGTATGCTAGCGCGCCACTATAGGAAAACGTCAAATCGTAATTAGCCGGTACGTTTTTACGGTTTGCAAGCTTGGTGTAATCGTAAAACTGTACTTGGGGAAATAGGGCAAAAATACTGGTATAAGTCACACCTTTATATGTAACCGGTATATTTTCCCATCTAATATCGCTGGTGCCGTTTAATCGCACAACTGGTGTCAAATCTTGCCGCATGGCTTGCCGGATTAAAGCAAACACGCTATCAATTAATTCGAGCATGAATGTGTCGCGACTATTAAAAAACCAGTCTGTTTTTGATAGGCGTGCAATCTGTACGCTAGTGAACGCGCCACGGCCAGCACTAAACAAGCATGGCGCCTCGCATTCTGCAAACTTGGCCATAGGGCAAACCTGTTGGCCTGAGAGATCGCTAGGTGTTAGATACAGTATGCCGGTAAGAAAACCAAGCTTGAGGCCTTTTACTGTTTTTGCGTCTGAGCTAATTGATAACATGTCGTGCTCCTGGTGTGATAAATCAAGTTAGGGAAACAACACAATATCACACTTTTGCCCACGTTTACATATAATCCTCTCAAATGCTCACAATAAATCAATATATCGATGTTGCATTGCACAATGCTCGAGCTGTGAATGTTGCAGCGCATTATGCCATGTTGCATTGCACAATGTTGCATTGCAATATGTTGCAGCGCAGCACAATGCCGCATTGCAGCATAAAGACATGTTGCAGCGCAGCTAGTGCAGCGCAGCATAGCCGTGCCGCAGCGCAGCAATGCTGCAACGCAACAGCCGAGGGGGTAGGGGGGGGGAGCCCTGCCGAGGAGCCCTAGCTAGCGGAGGGTTCACCCCAAAAATTTATTTTTTATTATTATTTCTTCATTTACAATCAGCCTCATGCAAACCCCCCTCTACTCCCCCGAAGAAGAGATGGCTCTCATGAGTCGTCTATGGGCGCCTAAGATAAAAGACGATCCACTCTCCTTTGTCTTGTACGCGTTCCCTTGGGGTCAAAAAGGCACACCGTTAGAAAGCTTCACCGGCCCACGCAAATGGCAGCGCGAAGTGTTGTCAGACCTGACCGCGCACATTAAGCAGAACAACGGCAAGGTTGACTTTGACACGTTTAGGATGGCGACGTCATCCGGTCGCGGGATTGGCAAGTCGGCGCTCGTCAGTTGGTTGACCCTGTGGATGCTCTCTACACGGATTGGCTCAACAACCATTATCTCGGCCAACAGCGAAAGCCAATTACGATCAGTCACTTGGGCAGAGATTACCAAGTGGTTGGCCATGTCACTTAACAGCCATTGGTTTGAAGTCAGCGCCACACGGCTCATGCCCGCTAAGTGGATGACTGAGTTGGTTGAGCGTGACCTAAAGAAAGGCACACGCTATTGGTCGGTGGAAGGCAGGCTTTGGTCAAGCGAGAACCCTGATGCGTACGCGGGCGTCCACAACTACGACGGCGTGATGGTGATCTTTGATGAGGCCTCCGGTATTGACGACGCCATTTGGGCGGTGACCGCTGGCTTTTTTACCGAGAACACGCCTAACCGCTTTTGGTTGGCGTTCTCGAACCCGCGCCGCAACACCGGTTACTTCTACGAATGCCACAACTCTAAGCGTGACTTTTGGAACACCAAGATTGTGGACGCAAGAACGGTCGAGGGCACAGATAAAGCCGTTTACCAGCAAATCATCGACGAATATGGTGCGGATTCATCACAAGCTGCGGTTGAAGTCTACGGTGACTTTCCATCAGCGGGTGATGATCAGTTTATATCGTCATCAATCGTGGACGAAGCCATGCGTAGAGCCCGCCTCAAAGACCTGTCCGCCCCCATTATTGTGGGCGTTGACCCTGCACGGTTTGGTTCTGACTCAACCGTGATCGCAATCCGCCAAGGGCGTGACATCATTGGCATCAAACGCTTTAAGGGCGACGACACGATGACCGTTGTCGGGCACGTTATTGAGTGTATTGAGGAATATAAGCCCGCGTTGGTGGTGATTGACGAAGGTGGTGTGGGCGGTGGGGTAGTTGACCGACTGAAAGAGCAACGCTACAAGATTCGGGGCGTGAATTTTGGCAATAAGTCCAAAAATCCGCTCATGTATGGTAATTTAAGGGCACAAATGTGGGGCGATATGCGCCAATGGTTAAAAACTGCGTCGATTCCTAGTGACAGAATACTTAAAACTGATTTAATATCACCTGTAATGAAACCGGATTCAAAAGGAACTATCTTTTTGGAGTCTAAAAAGGATATGCGGGCGAGGGGGTTGGCTTCTCCGGACGCCGCAGATGCTATATGCGTGACGTTTGCATTCCCCGTCGCGCACCGTGAGTACGTAGAACCTAAAAGTCGCAACTATTCGCCGCAAGGCGCACAAACTTCTTGGATGGGAGCTTAAAAATGCCAAATTCACAAGCAATCGGTGTAGCGTTTGCCGATCAAATTATCTCTGGCGGTACCGTAGACAACACACCTATTGGTGCAACTACACCTAGTACTGTAGCCGCTACCACGGTGTACGCCTCTACCGAAATTGGTTACGCCTCGGGCGCCCAAGGCACGGTCACTCAAGCAACTTCAAAATCTACTGGCGTAACACTTAACAAGTCAGCCGGTCAGATCACAATGGACGCAGCTTCATTGGCTGCAACCACCAACGTCACTTTTACGCTGACAAACAGCTTGTTGTCGGCTAAAGACGTACTGATTCTAAACGTCACCAACGGCACGTCAGGCGCGTACAACGCTTGGGTGTCTAGCATGGGCGCCGGTTCTGCTACCATTACCTTGCGTAACATTAGTGCAGGCGCACTTGCTGAAGCCGTTGTTCTTAACTTTGCAATTATTCATTGTGCATGATGGCTAAGAAATCTGTGTCGTTATCTGTAGGGCGAGGCGAAAAGCTATCTGTCAAAGAGGGCGCAGGGTTAACTGCCAAAGGGCGTGAGAAATACAACGCCGCTACGGGTAGCAACTTAAAAGCACCCGCCCCCAATCCTAAGACCGAAGCAGATAAGGGGCGCAAGGCGTCTTTTTGTGCAAGAATGGGCGCGGTTGCAGCCCATGCCAAGGATGGCGAACGTGCAAAGGCATCTCTTAAACGGTGGAAATGTTGAAAACTGGTTTGTACGCAAATATTCACGCAAAACGCGAGCGCATTAAAGAAGGCTCGGGCGAGAAGATGAACAAAGTCGGGTCAAAAAACGCCCCGACTGCCAAAGATTTTAAACAATCAGCCAAAACTGCAAAGAAGAAATGATCCAACCTCTACACGACAATATTGCGGTACGTCCTGACCCGTTTGTTCAAAGCGGGCTGATTATTATGCCCGAGGAAGACACCCGCACAGGCGTGGTTGTGGCAGTTGGGCCAGGCAAGAAAGACTCCAAGCGACCCTTAATGGTGAGCGTGGGCGATCATGTCATGTACAGCGGCACGATTGATCGCAAGTACGAAGATTTGATTTTAATGAAAGACAAGGACGTAATCGGGCTTGTATGAGCGATAAAGACATCATAGAAACCGCACTGCATCGCATGACAATGGCGATTGCCGCCTATTCTGACAGCCGTGAGGATGAACTAGATGACCTTCGATTCTATGCAGCAAGCCCAGACAACCAATTCCAATGGCCCGCTGACGTACTTGCAACGCGAGGCTCAGTTCAAGGCCAAACCATTAACGCTCGACCTTGCCTTACCATCAACAAACTTCCCCAGCACGTCAGACAAGTCACCAACGACCAACGCCAAAATCGACCAAGTGGGAAAGTAATCCCCGCTGACGATAAGGCGGATGTTGAGGTGGCTGAGATTTTTAACGGCATGGTGCGTCACATTGAGTATATGTCTGACGCAGACGTTGCATACGACACCGCTTGTGAGAACCAAGTGGCGTATGGCGAAGGCTATATCCGGTTACTCACCGAGTATGAGAGTGCCAATTCGTTTGATCAGAACATCAAGATCGGGCGTATTCGCAACTCTTTTTCAGTCTACATGGATCCAACGATCCAAGACCCTTGTGGGTCAGACGCCCAATGGTGTTTTGTAACTGAAGACCTCATGCTTGAAGACTTTGAGCGTATGTTTCCGGACGCACAACCTGTGTCGTCCTTACAAGCGCAAAGCGTGGGCAACGAATCCTACGCACCGTGGTTAAGCGTAGACACCATTCGGATTGCTGACTATTACTACGTTGAGCATGAGAAAGCTACACTAAACTTGTACTACGGAAATGTTAGTGCCATGAAGGGCTCACCTGAAGACCAACAGATGGTTCAGATGGGCATGAAACCAATCAAAAGCCGCGCGGTTGACATTAAAAAGGTCAAACATTGCAAGATTAACGGCTTTGAGGTGCTAGAAAGCAACGATTGGGCGGGCGATTGGATTCCGGTTGTGCGTGTGGTTGGCAACGAATTTGAGATCGACGGGCGCATTCATGTGTCGGGCATTGTGCGTAATGCCAAAGATGCACAGCGGATGTACAACTATTGGGTAAGCCAAGAGGCTGAGATGCTCGCTTTGGCACCCAAAGCACCGTTTATCGGCTACGGCGGACAGTTTGAGGGTTATGAAACTCAATGGAAAACAGCCAACACGACTAACTGGCCTTACCTTGAAGTTAACCCTGATGTAACGGACGGTGCGGGCGGTACGCTCCCCTTGCCACAACGCGCGCAACCCCCTATGGCGTCAAGTGGCTTGCTGCAAGCCAAAGCGGGTGCTAGCGACGATATTAAGTCAACAACAGGGCAATATGACTCTAGCCTTGGGCAAACGTCCAATGAGCGTTCTGGCAAGGCTATCATGGCGCGTGAGCGTCAGGCTGACACCGGCACTTATCACTACGTTGATAACTTGGCGCGCGCGGTACGCCACATAACGCGCCAAATTATTGGCTTAGTGCCTAAGATTTACGACACGCAGCGCGTGGCGCGCATCATGGGTGAGGATGGCGAACCTGATTCAGCCAAGATCGACCCTAATCAGCAAGAGCCGGTTAAGAAAATAGTTGACCAAAACGGTATAGAAATAGACAAGATTTACAACCCTAGTGTCGGCACTTACGACGTGATGGTCACGACCGGCCCAAGCTACATGACCAAACGCCAAGAGGCGTTGGAATCTATGGGTCAATTGCTGCAAGGCAACCCACAATTGTGGTCGGTTGCGGGCGATCTGTTCATTAAGAACATGGATTGGCCTGGTGCTCAAGAAATGGCTAAACGCTTTGCCAAGACCATTGATCCTAAGTTGATGGACGACGGTGACAAAGACCCAGCCTTGCAAGCCGCCGAGCAACAGATGCAAGCAATGGCTAAAGAGATGGAGCAGATGCACACCATGCTGCAAAACGTGTCTAAGTCTATGGAAGTCCAAGAGTCTGAGCGCAAAGACTATGAGGCGCAGATCAAAGCGTTCGACGCTGAAACCAAGCGTATCTCAGCCGTTCAAGCCGGTATGACTTTTGAGCAAATCCAAGACATTGTGATGGGTACGGTTGCAGCCGCAATGGATACGGGTGATCTGATTGGTGGCGCCCCACAGCGTCAGCAGTTTGAGATGCCGCCTGACCAAGGCATGATGCCGCCTGAAGAGATGATGCCACCCGATCAGATGCAGCCCCCAATGATGGAGCAACCACAATGATTACGCAAGAATTAGCGCATGAATTGTTTGAGTATCGCAACGGCGAACTTTATTGGAAAATAAAATCTTGCCGCCGCGATCCTATTGGGTCAAAGGCTGGTTATTTTGATTTAGCAAGAGGATACACAACTATACATTACGAAAGAAAACGGTATTATTTGCACAGATTAATTTTTTTAATGCATCATGGTTTTTTGCCTGTTGAAATTGACCATATTGATACTGATAGAACAAACAACAAAATAGAAAATTTACGCGTTTGTTCGCGCAGTCAAAATGGTTCTAATAGACCCGCGCAAAGCAATAGCAAATCTGGCATAAAAAATGTTTCTTGGTCAAAAGCACGAAACAAATGGACTGTTTTTATAAAATCTAACAATAAACAAAAAAATATTGGCGGTTTTGATGATTTAGAATTGGCTGAATTAGTTTCTATTATGGCAAGAGAGAAATACCACGGGACGTATGCAAATCATGGTTAAATGCGCAGAATTTATAGGTATGTTTTTCTTAGCGCGCGATGTTGTTCATAGCGTACATCTAAACACACGCAGCTATTCCAAGCACAAAGCGTTGCAAAAGTTCTATGAGAACATCATTGATTTGGCTGATTCGTTTGCTGAAGCCTATCAAGGTCGGCACGGTTTGATCGGTGCAATTACTTTGCAATCGTCTAAGAAGACGGCTAATGTAACCGAGTTCTTGGAAGATCAACTTGATGATATTGAAAAATATCGTTACGAAATTTGCGGCAAAGATGATTCAGCTTTGCAGAATTTAATTGACGGAATTGTTGAACTTTATCTCTCCACCCTCTACCGACTTAAATTCCTTTCGTAAGGCATATCATGGCAAATTACACCTACATCACGGCGTCTAAACAGATCAAAGTTGGTCAAGGCAAACTTAAAGGCATCTTTGTCAGTTCTGCCTCGGCCACGCCTACAATCACTATTTATGACGTGCAGACCGGCACCACCACCACAATGGTCGGTGTGTTTACGCCAGTTGCGGCTACCTACTACCCTTTTGGTCAATACGACGGAGCCTTTTTTAATAACGGCTTAAACGTGGTGATTAGCGGTACGGTTGCTGCAACTGTCATCTACGAATAGAGGATTGCCATGAGCCGCTTAATTTTTGATGCCAATACATTAGGCGGCACGACTACGTTGTCGTCTGAAGATGCAGTTGGCAACTTTACAATTGATGTGCCCGCTGTAACAGGCACTATGCTTATCCCCGCAACTGTCGGGCTTGCTAACCAAGTATTAACGTCTAACGCCACCGCTGCGCCCACTTGGGCATACCTAGCCGGTACGGGTACGGTCACATCAATTAACGGTTCGGGCGGCACTACGGGTCTGACCTTAACGGGTGGCCCGATTACTGTAAGCGGCACGTTGACCCTTGGCGGCACGTTAATAGCGGTCAATGGTGGTACGGGTCAAAGTTCGTATGTGGTGGGCGATGTTTTATACGCTTCATCCACAACTGCCTTGTCTAAGTTAACTATTGGCACCGCTGGTCAAGTGTTGACCGTGACTGCCGGTATTCCTTCTTGGGCAACACCTACGACCGGTACGGTCACGTCTGTTAGCTTTACCGGCGGTGTAGTTTCGGTTGCTACCGCAACCACCACACCCGCCTTAACCATTGCCGGTACTTCAGGCGGCGTACCTTACTTCTCAAGTGCTACAACGTGGGCAACTTCGGCGGCTTTGGCAGCTAACGCTTTGGTCATTGGCGGCGGCGCAGGTGTTGCACCTTCTACTATTACTACCGGCACAGGCGTTGTGACGGCGCTCGGCGTTAACGTCGGTTCAGCCGGTGCTTTGATTACCTTTAACGGCGCATTAGGCACACCATCTAGCGGTACAGTCACCAACTTGACCGGCACAGCAAGTATCAACATTAACGGCACGGTGGGGGCGACAACGCCTGGCACAGGCGCATTCACAACCCTCACGTCATCGACTAGCTTTACGCCCACGGCTTACACCGAAACTGTTGTTGCAAGCGGCACGGTTGGTGCGTCTGCCACCTTGGCGATTACAGCCGGTACGATCTTGACGGCTACGTTGACTTCTGCCACACCTTGTACGTTCACAATGCCAACAGCTACCGCCGGTAAGTCGTTTACCTTGTTGCTCAAGCAACCCGCAGCGGGCTCGGCTACAACGGCAACCTTTACAAGCGTTAAGTGGAACTCAAGCGGCGCACCAACTATTACTGCCACGCTTGGTAAGTTGGATATCCTTGCCTTTGTTGCCGACGGCACAAACTGGTACGGCACAGCTTCACAAGGGTACACCTACTAATGTTTGCTTACCACACCCTCTTTCAAGCCATGTTTGGCTCTGCGTCGGTTACCGCAACGTATCTCGTTGTGGCGGGCGGAGGTGGGGGCAGTTCATGGCCTAATGCGGGCGGTGCAGGTGGGTTGCTTACTTCTACAACAACTTTACTTACAACATCTTCCTACACAATTACTGTGGGCGCGGGGGGAGCAGCGGGCGGCGTAACCCCATCAACTGCGTCAGGAACAACGGGTAGCAACTCTGTTATTTCAGGCGTTGCTACTGCAACGGGCGGCGGTTTTGGTTGCTTTAGTAATGGCGCTGGAGGTGCTGGAGGTTCAGGTGGTGGCGGTGGCACAGCAGGCGCAGGAACATCCGGTCAAGGCTTTGCAGGCGGCGTTCAATCTACTACGCTTTATTACGGTGGCGGTGCTGGTGGTGGTGCAAGTGCGGTAGGTGGAAATGGCTCTAGTACAGTCGGCGGCACAGGCGGTGCGGGTACTGCTTCATCCATATCAGGTTCTTCCGTAACTTATGCCGGTGGTGGCGGTGGGGGAACATTTGATGCTGGTACGGCGGGCGCAGGCGGGGCAGGCGGAGGTGGTGGAGGGTCGTCAGTAAATGGCGTTGCTACCGCAGGAACCGCAAACCGAGGCGGAGGCGGAGGCGGCGGTCACCAAGATAACGTAGGAACTTGTTATGGCGGAGGCTCGGGCGGCTCAGGCGTAGTCATTATTTCGTATGCCGGATCGCAAGTATTTGCAGGCGGCACGGTTACGACATCAGGTGGAAATACCATCCATACGTTTACTTCGTCAGGTACTCTTGCGTCTGGCTATGTCGTTTCGTATTTAGCTATTGCCGGTGGTGGATCAGGCGGCGGTAGAAACGGAGGCGGTGGAGGCGGTGCTGGTGGTTTACTTACTTCTACAACCGTACTTGTACCATTAACCGTTTATACAATTACGGTGGGCGCAGGTGGAGCAGCATCTCCTGCAAATAGCGGTGCGTCAGGAAGCGTAGGTTCAAACTCAAGCATTTCTTCTATAGGTGTAACGGCAAGTGGCGGCGGTTTTGGCGGCAATGGAGTTCCCTCTGCTTCTAATGGCGGAACTGGTGGTTCTGGCGGCGCTGGTGGTGGTGTTGATGTTGCGCCTGCTGGTACGGGGGGCGCAGGAACTTCAGGGCAAGGCAATACCGGAGGAAATGGTGGGGTATCCGCTGGTGCAGCAAACGGCGGTGGTGGTGGTGGAGCAGGTGCAGTTGGAAACAATGGAAGCGTATCTGCACCTTTTACTGGAACGGGCGGGGCAGGTTTAGCTTCATCAATTACGGGTTCTTCTGTTAATTATGCAGGCGGCGGAGGAGGCGGAAGTGGCTCAAGTGCAGGTTTAGTTGGTGGTACAGGTGGTGGCGGTACAGGCGGAACAGATACAACAAGTACAAATTTAGCCCCCACAGCAGGAACAGTTAACACGGGCGGCGGCGGAGGAGGTGTTGGTGGATACACTTCAACATTTGCGTCCGGTGCCGGTGGTTCAGGCGTAGTCATCCTGTCTATCCCAACTGCCAAATACACCGGCACAACGACAGGCTCGCCCACAGTTACAACTAGCGGTTCAAACACAATATTGACTTATACGGCATCAGGGAGTTATACAGCATGAGTTATTTTGCAAGAGTACCTACACTTACAGATGGCAAAGGCATTGTTGATAATGTCATTGCTGCATCACAAGACTTTATTGACTCCGGTGCCGAAGGTGGGCCAAGTATGTGGTGGCAAACCTCATACAACACCCGAGGCAACGTGCATTACGGTCAAGACGGTCAGCCTGATGGTGGTATTGCGTTACGCGCAAATTACGCCGGTATTGGCTACACGCTTGATACGACTGTTGTGCAAGATGGTGTGGTCGGTGTGTTTTACGCGCCACAACCTTACCCATCATGGGTTTTGAACACGCAAACATACTATTGGGAAGCACCTGTACCCTACCCTTCAACCGGTGGCCCATACACTTGGGATGAAGCAACTCAATCATGGGTACTTGTGCCGCCCCCAGCTAAGTAATATACTAATCGTACTGGTGCGAACCACCAGGACTCCTCGGAGTTACAAATGTCAGACGAAGTAAGCCAAGCGGAAGTGCCCGCGCCGACACCGGAAGTTACGGCAGAACCGGTTGTTGAAGTATCTGCGCCGGAAGTACCCGAAGCAGCACCTAAGACCTTCTCACAAGAGGAATTAGACGCAGCCATCGGCAAGCGGCTCGCACGCGAGCAGCGAAAGTGGGAAAGGGAACGAGTTCAACCTGTTGTGCAGCAAGCACCGGTTACGCCCGAGCAATTTGCTTCAAACGAAGATTATGTCGAAGCCTTGGCTGATCAACGTGCGGAGCAAAAGATTGCCGAGCGAGAACAGCGCAGACAACAAGCTGAAATACTTGAAACCTATCACGACAAGGAAGAGGAAGTTCGTGCGAAGTATGATGACTTTGAACAAGTCGCCTACAATCCGAATTTGCCAATTACTACCGTGATGGCCCAATCTATTCAGGCCTCGGACAATGGCCCCGAAGTGGCTTACCACTTAGGTGCAAACCCCCGAGAAGCGGAACGGATTTCACGTCTTTCGCCTATCATGCAAGCCAAAGAGATCGGAAAGATTGAGGCTCAGTTAACCGCAAACCCACCGATTAAAAAGACTTCAAACGCGCCAGCGCCTATTTCACCTGTTTCAGCCCGTACGACCGGTTCACCGGCATACGATACGACTGATCCACGCTCTATTAAGTCAATGTCTACTTCCGAGTGGATTGAGGCAGAAAGAGCAAGACAGGTAAGGAAGCACGAAGCGCGTAACCTCCGCTAACTTATTTTAGGAAATTATCATGGCAAATAGCATTCTAACCATCGATATGATCACACGGAAGTGCCTCGAAATTCTTGAGAACAACTTGGTGATCAGTCGCAACGTCAATCGTCAGTACGACGATTCCTTCGCCATTGAAGGCGCAAAAATCGGTTCAACTCTGCGTATTCGTTTACCTGACCGCGCGTTGGTGACCGACGGTGCCGCCTTGCAAGTGCAAGACGACAACGAGCAATACACAACTTTGGCTGTTGCAAGTCAAAAGCACATCGGCGTGAACTTCACCTCTGCCGAACTCACCATGCAATTGGATGATTTTGCAGAACGTGTTCTCAAGCCTCGCGTATCGCAATTGGCATCAAGCGTTGACGCTGACGTAGCTTCTGTCTACAAAAGCATTTACAACGCAGTTGGCACTCCTGGCACGACTCCTTCGACTTCTGCTGTTCTGCTTGCAGCACAACAGAAACTCAACGAGTTTGCTACCCCCATGAGCCCACGTTATGCGACTGTTAACCCAGCCGCCAACGCCGGTTTGGTCGAGGGCTTGAAAGGTCTGTTTAACCCAACTGGTACTATCAGCCGTCAGTTCAAAAACGGTATGATGGGCGAAGGCGTATTGGGCTTAGATGAGATCAATATGTCGCAGTCGATTGTTCAGCACACAACTGGTGTTACACCAACTGCGCCAATCGTAGCAACTGCGGTGTCTACTCAAGGCGCAACCTCGCTTGCCATCAGTTTTACTAGCGGCTCACCCACGTTCAAGATTGGTGACGTGTTCACCATTGCTAGCGTGTATGCAGTCAACCCACAAACCCGTCAAACAACTGGCTCTTTGCAGCAATTTGTCGTAACTGCTGACGTAACTGTTTCGTCAACAACTACAGCAACGCTGTCAATTCAACCACCTATTTATACGTCTACTAACGCTTTGGCTACTGTGGATTCGTTCCCTGCCGCCAGCGCTGTGTTGACGTTCTTGGGTGGATCGGCAACAGCTTACCCGCAAAACTTGATCTATCACAAAGATGCGATCACGTTAGCGACTGCTGACTTGCTGTTGCCACAGGGTGTTGACATGGCTTCACGCCAAGTGCATAACGGTATTTCGTTGCGTATCGTGCGTCAGTACGATATTAACAACGACCGTATGCCTTGCCGTGTGGACGTCTTGTACGGTTTTGCAGCCATTCGTCCGGTTACCGCCGTGCGTTTGTGGGGCTAAACAGAGTGGGGGCGTAAGCCCCTTCTTCTAAACTTTTTAAAGGAATTTCATCATGGCACTTCCAAATGGCGCAGGCGGCTATCAGCTTGGCGACGGTAATCTTACCGAGGTTATCCTCGGAACTCAATCAACACCTACAGCTAAAACAGCAGCGGCCACTCTGACCGCTGCTGAATTAGCAACCGGTATCATCACTTACACCGGCGCAGCCGTGGCCTTGACCATGCCCTTGGGTACTGATCTTGACGCAGCTTTCGGTAGCATGAAAGTCAACAGTTCGTTTGACTTTTTCATTATCAACACGGGCGCAACTAACGCTGCAACCGTAACCGCAAACACCGGCGTTACCTTGGTTGGTACTGCTGCTGTTTCGGCTGCAACATCAGCTAATTGGCGTGTTCGCAAGACCGCTGACGCAACTTACGTCGCTTACCGCGTTGCAGGTTAATGCGTAGAGGGGCGGGCGATCCTCGCCCCTCGCACTAGGATTCTAAATGCACATTTACCTCAAGCACCCCGTACACGGCAACAAAGTGGCAATTTCCAATTTGGAAGCCGAAAATGACGTTAAAAACGGGTGGGAAGTATATAATTTAGACGCGCCGGCCGAAGAGGTTGCGCCTGTGAATGAGCTAAAACGACGTCGTAAAACGGAGTAAGTATGACCACAACCACAGCCGGTGATCAAATCAATGGGGCGTTACGCCTAATCGGTCAACTGGCTGAAGGTGAAGAACCGTCGGCTGCGACCGCTAATGACGCGTTAATGGCACTCAATCAGATGATTGACTCATGGAACACCGAGCGCTTGTCGGTGTTTTCAACGCAAGACCAAGTCTTCTCTTGGTTACCAAACTTTGCTACCCGTACGCTTGGCCCCACGGGCGACTTTGTAGGCAACCGCCCTATTCTGATAGATGACTCGACTTACTTCCGCGATGCGTCTTCGGGCATTTCGTTTGGCATTAAGCTAATCAATCAGCAGCAGTATGACGGCATTGCGGTTAAGACCGTGACGTCCACCTACCCGCAAGTTATGTTTGTTAACATGAATTACCCCGACATTACGATGACCGTCTATCCGGTGCCTACCAAGGTGTTGGAATGGCATATTATATCGGTCGAAGAATTGACTACTGCTGCGTTGTTGTCTACGCCCTTGACGTTCCCCCCAGGCTATCTTCGGGCATTCCGTTACAACTTGGCCTGTGAGATTGCACCTGAGTTTGGTGTTGAACCCTCACCCCAAGTGTCGCGCATTGCCATGTACTCTAAGCGCAACTTAAAACGCATCAACAACCCCGACGATATTATGTCGCTGCCGTATTCAATTGTTGCAACGCGTCAACGCTTCAACATCTTTGCGGGCAACTATTAATGAAGTCGCCCATCCTTGGTTCAGCCTATGTGACGCGCAGCATTAACGCGGCCAACAATCGCATGGTCAATTTGTTTCCCGAGGTGATCCCCGAGGGCGGCTTGGAACCTGCGTTTTTAAACAGGGCTCCAGGGCTTCAACTATTAGTTGCCGTGGGCACAGGCCCCGTGCGTGGGCTTTGGCAATACGGTGGTTACGGCTATGTCGTGTCAGGCAATACGCTTTATCGCATCGATAACCAATACGCCATCACCACGCTTGGCGTGGTCGCCAACGATGGCCCCGTGTCAATGGCAGATAATGGCAATCATTTGTTTGTAGCGTGTAATGGCCCAAGTTTTATTTACAACGCCACGACTACCGTGTTTGCACAGATTACGGATGTAGACTTCCCTGGCGCATTAACGGTGTCGTACCTTGACGGTTATTTTGTATTTATCGAACCCGATAGCCAGCGCGTATGGGTGACAGAATTGCTCGACCCATTGCTAGTTGACCCTCTTGATTTCGCAAGCGCCGAGGGTAGCCCCGACGGTTTAGTGTCATCTATTACCGACCATTCTGAGGTTTGGCTATTTGGCACAACCTCGGTTGAGGTTTGGTACGACGCAGCACCAGGCGCAGGCTTTCCTTTAGCGCGCATTCAAGGTGCGTTTAACGAAATTGGTTGCGCGGCAACTTTTTCGGTTGCCAAACTAGACAACGGTTTGTTTTGGTTAGGCGCAGATAATCGTGGGCAAGGTATTGTTTACCGCTCGCAAGGCTACACCGGTGTGCGTATCAGCACCCACGCCATTGAGTGGCAGATTCAGCAGTACGGCGACATTTCAGACGCAATTGCCTACACTTATCAGCAAGACGGTCATTCGTTTTATGTTCTGACCTTCCCCACCGCGCAAGCAACTTGGGTGTATGACGTGGCCTCGCAAGCATGGCATGAGCGGGCAAGTTTTAGTAACGGCGACTTTAGTCGTCACCGCAGCAATTGCCAAATGTTTTTTAACAACGAAGTTATTGTAGGCGATTTTCAAAACGGCAACTTGTACGCTTTTGATTTAGAAGTCTACGCAGATGGCCCCCGCACTCAAAAATGGTTGCGTTCATGGCGGGCGTTGCCCACCGGCACCAATAACTTTAAACGTACCGTCCAACATTCTTTGCAATTAAATTGCGAATCCGGCGTGGGTCTGCAAGGCCGCACCGAAATACCAGGGCGCGTGTATTTGAGCCCCATGATCGTATCAGGTTCAATTGGCATTGTGGATCAGATTGAAATTATCATGTCTGTAGACGATTATGTACAGCCTTTGGTAATGTTGCGTTGGTCAGACGATGGCGGTCACACTTGGTCAAACGAGCATTGGAGATCAATGGGCGGTATAGGCGAGTATGGCACCCGTGTTATTTGGCGTCGTCTTGGTATGACTGAAAAGTTGCGTGATCGGGTGTATGAGATTTCAGGCACCGATCCGGTCAAGATTGCCATCATGGCGGCTGAACTTAATGTTGTGGCAACCGCAGCATGAGCAACATTACTCAAATCCCCGCGCCTCGGGTGCCTGTTATTGACCCTGCTACGGGGCTTATGTCGCGCGAATGGTTTAGGTTTTTTAACGCGTTGTATGAGCAATTGGGCGGCGGTGCGGGCGGGGCTTCAGGCACTTTTACAACAACCGACTTTAAAACCGTGACGGTCGTCAACGGCATTATTACAGGGATAGTCTAATGTCCATCAATCTCTCAGCCTTTGCCGGTGCGGGCTCGCAGTTCTTTGACAGCAATGGTGACCCGCTCACAGGCGGCTTGCTGTACAGCTATCTGTCGGGCACCACCACGCCAGTTACGACTTATACCACACGCGACGGTACAACTAATAACACCAACCCAATTGTGTTGGACGCAGCGGGGCGCACACCGGCTGAAATTTGGCTAGACGGCGGGGTGCTATACAAGTTTTTGCTCAAGTCTTCAACATACGTTCAGATTGGGTCATACGACAGTATTCCCGCAATTAACGACACAACTGGCGTTAACAACTTGATTACAGTTGCCGGTACAAATACATTGACCGGTTTGGCCACACCTACTTTGGGTGGATATACTGCGGGCGCGCAATACAGCTTTATTGCTCAGAATACCAACACCGGTGCAGTGACCCTTGATATTGACACGTTGGGCGCTAAATCAATTACCAAATTTGGTACAACCCCTTTGGTGGCGGGTGATATTAAAGCAGGGGCAATAATTTTAATTGAGTACGACGGTACGCGATTTCAAATGGTTGCGGCTGGCATTTCCGCTGGCAAAGCAATCGCTTTTTCAATCATTTTTGGACTATAAATCATGGCCGCACCTAACATTGTCAACGTCAGCGCAATCTACGGCAAAGTCGTGACTGCCGATTTAACAACAACTGCGGCAACGTCCGTTCTAAGCAATGCTGCGTCAAGCGGCAAAGTGTTTAAATTGGATTCGCTTGTGGTTGCCAACACCGACTCAGCTAACGCCGTGACCGTCACGGTGGCGCAATACTCGGCGGCGGCACTTGGCGGCACGGCAACGCCTATTGCGTCCACCATTTCGATCCCTGCTGCCTCAAGTTTGATCGTGATTGATAAAACCAACATGATCTATCTTGAAGAAAATATGTCAATCGGCGCAACCGCCGGAACCGCAAGCAAACTTAAAGTGGTTTGCTCTTATGAGGACATTTCGTAATGAGCAACGGCAGAATTATGGGGCCATACCGCATCACAGGTACAAGCGGTATTTGGACGATGCGCGACTTGCAACAATATAATTCTATTGCCGTTGCGTTATTACTTATTGGTGGCGGTGGTGGCGGTGGTGGCGCGGATGCGACATTGTCGGGATCGTCGGGCGCAGGGGGCGGCGCAGGGGGCTTTCGGTCATTGACTGCAATTCCGCTTATCTCGGGTCAACTTTACACCGTGACGGTTGGTGCGGGTGGTGCTGCGGGTATTGTAACGGCTCAAGGTTCATCAGGATCAAACACTTCATTCTCATCTTTAAGCGCAGCAGGTGGTGGTGGCGGTGGCTCGGGCTATGCGGATGCTAATCCGTCTAGAGGCTCGGGGCTAAACGGCGGTTCAGGTGGTGGCGCGGGCGGTAGTACCGCTGTTGCAACCTCAGCAAAAGGCACAGGCAACACACCAGCAACTACGCCAGTTCAAGGTTTTGACGGCGGCATCAACACAGTTAACGGCAATAACGCGCGCCCTGCAAGTGGCGGCGGCGGTGCTAGTGCTGTGGGCGGCAACTCAGTACAGAATACAACTGCGGGCGACGGCGGGGCGGGTTCGGCAAGTAGCATCACCGGCTCAAGCGTGACGTATGGCGGTGGTGGCGGTGGTGGCGGTTATACAGGTGCGGGTGGTGCGGGTGGCTCGGGCGGGGGCGGCGCAGGCGGTAGCAACACGCCTACTAGCGGGTCGGCCGGCACGGCTAACTTAGGCGGTGGAGGAGGCGGTGGTGGCTCAAACAGCACAAGCGGCGGACAAGCTGTTGCGGGAAGTTCAGGCGGTTCGGGCGTTGCAATTATGCAAATCCAAACATCGTTGTACACCGGCACCGTAACTGGATCACCTACTGTCACAACTTCGGGCGCGTTTACAATTGTGAAGTGGACTTCTTCCGGCACTTACGTTGCCTAAATGTACCAACAATTATGGGTGCTGGTATGAAAGTAACCTACGATCCCGCGCTGTTTCAGAATACGCCCGCCAAAATTAAATTTAGGCAAGACATTATGACTGTGCAAGAAGGCATGGAAAAGTTAATTGCCGAAGGTGCGATTCCTTCAACGCTAGAAGACTGTACGCTTAAACATTACTTTACGCCTAAAGATGAAAAGTACGGATGTTGTACCTACGCCCGCGAGATGCTAATCCCAAAAGGAACGCTGATCATTGGTAAAATTCACCGCCACCAGCATCTGAATTTTATCTCTAAGGGCAAAGTTACTGTCTTTACCGAGTTTGGTGAAAAAAAACTTGTAGCACCATGTACGTTTATTTCTGAAGTTGGGCTTAAACGTGCTGTGTACGCCGAGGAAGATACGCTTTGGACAACGGTTCACTTGACCGAACACGTTGGAGAAGAGAATCTTGACAAAATGGAAACCGAAGTAATAGCACCTAGTTACAATGACTTAGGCTTAATTGCTTCATTTGGCAATAAGGAAATAACATGACTTTTGGAATCTCAGCGACTACGGCTACATTGATCGGCGCAGCCGCGACTGTAGGCGGTGCAGCTATTAGCGCTAACGCAGCGGGCAAAGCTGCTGGCGCCCAGCGCAATGCTTCAGCCGAAGCGCAAGCTAATCAATTAGCAATGGCGCAAACAGCTATTGAAGCGCAACAAGATATCCTGAATAAGCAACTTAGGGCGCAGCAAGGCATTATGGATTCGCAGCTTAAAACGCAATTTGATGCGCTTGAGCAGCAAAAACTAGCGTTAACTAATGCCTATAAAGAGCAAACCAACATTGCCGCGCAAACGCGCGACCAACAAATTGCCGCCGCGCAAGCTACTAGAGGCGAGCAATTTGATTTTGCAACAGCTAATAAAGACGCGCAACTTGCTCTTGCTCAAGGCGTTTTAAATAATCAAGTAGGTACATACCAACCGTACAACCAAGCAGGTTTAGCCGGTCAAAATCGTTTGCTTGAGTACCTCGGCGTTGGGGGCGACGCAAGAGCAACTGATTACGGCAAATACGCCACGGCTGAATTTACACCCCAAGCGTTTCTTAACAACCAAGACCCAGGCTACGGTTTTCGCATTAGTGAAGGTTTAAAAGCAATTGACCGCAAAGCTGCCGCTAGTGGTGGTTTACTTTCCGGTAACGCGTTAAAAGGAGCCGCAAGTTATTCTAGTAATTTGGCGTCACAAGAATATCAAAACGCATTTAATCGGTTTCAGACCGCGCGGGCGGGCACTCTTAGCCCTTATCAAAGTTTGCAAGGTACTGGTTTTAACGCGGCAACTGGTCTTGCAAACTCATACGGACAATATGGCCAAACAGGGTTTAATGCGTTAGCCAATTACGGCAACATTGGCGCAGGCGCAATCGGTACATCGGGCGGTCAAACCATTGGTGCAATTGGTGGCTATGGCTCGGCGGCGGGCGGCGCAGCAGGGTCTTACGGCACAAATACAGCCAATGTGGCGGGCACTTACGGCAGCAATGTATCTAACATCTACGGTGCAAAAGGTACGCAAGAGCAACAAGCGTATAGCAATTACATTAACGGTTTGACAGGCGCATTGACAGGCTATGGCAACAACGCATCTAACTTAACAACAGGCGCGGGTAACGCTACTGCGTCAGGTTATATCGGTCAAGCTAACGCCTTTAATCAGGGTATTAGTGGGATTAGCAATGCGTATTATCAAAATCAATTGTTAAATATGTTTAGAGATAAACAGACTGCCGCAGGTGGCTCTAACATCTATTCAATCCCTGTTGTTTAAGGAATAAATCATGGCAATCGACCCAAATATTGCAATGGGCATACGCCCTATAGAGCAGCCCAATATGCTTGCCCAAATGGGGCAGATGATGCAGTTGCGAAGCGCTCAACAAGAGTATGAAGGACAAAACGCATTGCGCGATGCTTTTGCATCAGGCGGCAGTTTAAGTGACCCTGCGTTTGTTCAGCGTTTGCGCGCAGCTAACCCTAAAATGGCGTTAGACATTGAGGCTAAATACCTAGCCGGACAAAAGACACAAAGCGAATTGTTGGGTGCAGCGTATAAAAATTCACGCGAAGCCCTTACGATGGTTAACTCGCCTGAAAGTTTACGCGAATATACAATTAGCCAGTTTAGTGACCCTGTAATGGGGCCTGCGCTCAAAGCGCGAGGATTAACGCCTGAAATTGCGCTTGCAAACTTAGATACAGAAATTGCAAAGTCAGGATTTAACACCGTACTTAAAAAATCGGCAATGGGTCTTGACAGTTTTTTTAAGGATGAAACGTCGCGTGCTAATGCGGCAACAGCTACCGGCCCTGCGTATGCTCGATTAGCTATGGAACAAAAAGAACGGGCTGAAGCCGATCGGTTATTTGGTAAACCTACAACCACAGGAACGCCCGCCATTCCTATGGGCGGCGGTAGCGGTGTTCCTTCTGCTGCACCTATGTCCGCACCAACGGGCGGTGGAGTGCCTAACGCGCTGCCCGCAACGGTAGGCGCAACACCTGCTGCACCCGTTGCAAATATGTTGGTGCCTGGCGCGCAAGCACCGGCTGCAACACCCGCTACTGCTCCGGCATCTGCACCCGCTTTCGCTCCAACGGGCGACCAGTTTCAACAAATAAAAGATATTAACGCTGAGATTACGCGCCTTAGACCCTATATGTCTAACCCTAGAGTTGCGGCAAATGTTCAGCAACTTAATGCAGAACGTACTCAATTAATGGCATCTGCCGAGCGAGAATACGGCGGCAACTTAGTTGATATGTCGATTGAAAATCCTGAAAAGCCAGGAACATATATAACTGTAAAAGGTAAACTTGATCAATACGGGGTTGCACAACCTCTTAAAACAGGTGCAATGCCAAGAGCGGTTGATATTACTAGCGGCACTAGCATTAATCTTCCTGTGGCGCGCCCTGCGCCGCGCGTTGGGTATCAGTACAATAACAAAGGGGAAGAAGTTAAAATTCCTCAAACAGGAGTGCCTGAAGGCGTTAGACTTAAACCTGATGAGCGTTGGAACGAAAAAACACAAATGGTTGAGCAAGTGCCTGGCTCTGCCGCGTTTATTGAGCAACAGACAAAACACGGCAAGGACTTAGGCGCTCTTAAAACTACGCAAGCCACAACCAAATGGGGCACAGAACGAATTGATAAAATATTAGACCCTAAAAACAAAACAGGGTTTGAAAACAATTTTGGCGGCTTTACCGCATACGCAACAAAAGAACTTAGCGGCAATACCGCTTTAGTTAAAGCTGAACTTGATTCATTAAAAAGCGATTTGAAAAACAAAGGTTTGCAAATGTTTCGCGCCGGTGGCTCAATTGGCGCAATGACCGAGAAAGAGTGGCCTATTGTTGAAAGTATGCTTGCAACCATTACCCCAAAAATGGATGTTAAGGATGCAAGGGCTGTGCTAGAAGCTGTACGGGCAAAATTTGAAGCGCTTGAAAATTTAGCGTCTGAAAAGTACAACGATCAATGGCGAAACACGCAGTATCATAAGCCTGTGTCAACAAGTGGTGGCGCGCCTGCGTTAACCGGCGAAGACAAGGCAGCTATGGATTGGGCAAATGCCAATCCTAAAGACCCTCGCGCAGCGCAAATTAGACAACGCCTTGGAGGCTAGTAATGGGTGCTTTTGATCCTGATGCATATCTAGCCAAACCTGTTGCATTCGATCCTGACGCTTATTTAGCGAAAGGGTTAAATGTTGCCCCATCCCAATACGGCAGCGCCGTGCCACAACTCAACGCAAAAGGTCAAGTCATTCGTCAACCGGATGCCATGCCCTCTGAGCGCGCGCCTAGCCGCGGGGTATTGGATTACATTGCTGGCATTCCTGAAACTGCAATTACAGCAGGCACAGGAATACTTAAAGGGGCAGTTGCTCCTTTTGCTGCTGTAGCCGGTGAATTGCTAGGCGGCGTTAATACACCACAAGGCCGCGCCCAGGGCGCACGGTTTGGCAAAAATGTTGAGAGCGCGCTTACCTACACGCCGCAAACACAGACCGCCAAAGACATTATTGGATACGCTGGCGAGAAACTGCAAGGCGTAGACTTTAACGCCATTCCCTTTGCTCAAGGCGCGACTGCTGTTGCAATGGCGCCTGCTGCTGCTCGGCAATTACCAAGTGCAATTAAAAACGAAGCGGGATATTTAAAAAGTGCTGCGGGTGAAATACCTTTGGTTAAGCAGATTCAAGAATCTCGCGTTGCCGAAAGTTATGCGCGCGCGCCTCAAATTGAAGCTGCAAACCTTGCTCAAAAATATGGCATTGCGCTTGACCCTGCGGCATCCAACCCTAGCGCGCGCAACCGTGTACGCACAGGTTTAATTGGCAGCGCTGATCTTGATGATCGTTTATCAAAAGCCAACAAACCAAAATGGACAGAAATTGTAAAAAAAGACTTAGGTCTTGGTGATGAGGTTTCGCTTAACAATGCAAAAGTTTTTGATGATATTCGTGCAAGGGATGATATTTCCGGCCCTTACAAAGTTGTGCAAGACATCCCTAGCATCCGTGTGCCTGAAGGTGCACTTCAGAAGTTAGATGAACTTCAAGTAACACCATTGTTTGGTGATACCGGTCAAGCCGCGGCAACCAACGCGTATTTGAGCAATTTAAAAACGCAATTGGCTGAAGGTGGAAGTGGTGGCAAATTGTTGAAGAGTATTCAACAAATGCGCCAAGAAGCGCAAAACGTCATCCGTACTGAAAAGGCGGGAAATCCTGTAACGCCCGCGGCGCGCGCAGAAGCCAACGCCAAGATGAATGCCGCGCGTGTTTTAGAAGAGTTGATTGACGAAAACATTACAAACCTTAGAGCGCGCAATAATTTTGTAAAAGCGCGCCAAAAAATGGCGCAAACTTACGACATTGAAGCCGCAACTGACTTTGGCACAGGTCAAGTTGACCCAAAAGCATTTGCCAAACTTGTGTCCGAAGGCAAACCAGTAAGTGGTGTGATTGCCGACATCGGTAAGATCGTATCTAACTTTCCTGAAATTGCCGCTTTAACTTCAGAGGGTAAAAAGTTACTGCCTAGCTTTACCCGTGCGGGGCCAGGCGGCGCTCTTGGTGGCATTATCGGCAGCGCTTTTGGCGGTATTGGTGCGCCGGTAGGCGCCGTTATTGGTGCTGGCACTAGCGATATTATTCGCCGAGTCGCAGCTAATAGAATGACGTCGCCTGAGTTTCAGGCGTCACGCGCTGTACCAAAAGACTATCGACCACCCATTAACAATTTGCGTCCTGTTGAGCCTGGTCAATCCAATGTTGTGCCGTTTGATCCGCGCAACAACCCAAACTTTATATTCCCAACTGGTGAAACCACGCGGGTGCCTTTTGATCCAAACCGACCTGACGCGCGACTGCCAATGATGCAAGGTCAACCTTCATCAACCAACGCTTTGCGTCTTGGTTTAGATGAGGCACCCGAGGTTACGGCTAGACTGCGCGCAGAAGACGCTAGGCGCGCGCGTATGGCACAAATGGCTGAAACTGAAGGTCTTGCTGCTGAAGCTAGTAACCGCACACCAGCAGGTGGCGGTACGCTGTTTGACTTAGACCCAATCAGCGGCAAACTGATTCCCGCAAGCCAAGGAATCAAAGGTGCTACGCCTGAAACTTTCCAAAACTATATGTCAACGCTAGGGTCGGCAGTAGACAAAGTAACGTTAAAACAAAACTTTAATTTGACCGCCGCTGAAAAAGTAGCATTTGATAAAACCAAGTTTTACATTGCTGAAGTAAGCCCAGGCTTTGAAAAGTTAAGCGACAAGGCAATTGTTAGCCGCATGATGGATCGTAAGTGGGTTGAAGACGCGGTGGTTCAAGCGCGTGAAAAATCACTTGCACTTGATCAAGCGGCTATCCGTTCGCGCAGCCCTGAGATGATGGACGCTCGGGCTAGTGCTGCTCAAAACGCTGAGTTAGCGCGCCGAGCAGAAGAGGCTAGTCTTCAAATGA